TCATTGTAGTACCTTGACCTGCAACACCAATCAAATCTTCATGTAGGTTACGACCAAATGGTCCCCAAATAGAATTGTGATGTTTGATTCTTGTTTGTCTTTCCTCTGGAGTATCTTTACGTAGACCATAACCACGAAATTCAATCAGAACTTTATTAGGTCCAAGTGGTGTTACTGAGTCTGAACGATACGCGGAACCCCGTAAGTTGAAATTAAACCCTGGGAAGAGGTCGACCATGTACCACTGGTTGGGCGGCAGATTGGGAAAAGATAACTCCCCTCTATCCTCAAACCCGTCATACTCTTCATAGTTAACAGTAAAGCTAGACACGTTAACGTGGCCATTATCAAAAGCAATATTTTTTCTAGCGAAATATTCATCATTAAATCCACTCACTCTATTAAAGTAGTGCATGAAGTCGTGATAGAATTCACTGTTAGTATCATGCCACAATTTATAGTTAGTATCAATCACAGCTTTGTGATAGTGAAAGACTTCCATTTCTTCTGTATCAATAGCATCAGCGATACAATCAAATGCACCTGCTGTCCATTCATCTACACTTTGTGTAGGATTAGAATTCAATGTTGTCCATACCATTCCACCATGTCTGACTTCAGTGTGCAGAGGAGTATAGTCATCCATTAAGAATTGAACTCTTGTCATTGATCCAGACGGAGTACTAAACTTCCCAGGATTCAAGTATGTTTTAATATTGTCGCCGTTATTAATTGCTATAACGTTTTGTCCAGCAATCTGAGTTGTCCTAAAGTTACCTGCTTCTGGAAGCTCAGATTTGTGACACATAGGTACCCACACTTTTGAAAAGATTTCTTCTTGTTCGCGTAGATAGATGCTATGATCGTTATAACATTCACTAGAGATATATTCTATATTCGGGGATTCTAACCACTTCTTATGATTTCTCGGTGCCATATAGCTCTCCTTAAATAAGTTGCCGGATTCTGTTTCGAGGCTCCGGCGGGCCCAGAGATTATGCCGCTAGGCGCATCTCAGGAGCAAAGTTATCGTTTGCATTTACGTTTTTGATTCTCCACTGCCTTCTTGTATCTGTCGATCCTATTTCGCCCCCATCATAATAAGTCTTGCATGCCGCGGTGAATAATTGTTTATGCAAATATATTCAACGCAAAATTTTCTAAATTGCCAAAGTAGTACTTCGTCCATTATTACCTCAAGACTTATTATGGTGGAGGCGGCGGGTACTGCCCCCGCGTCCAGCCTACATCCATCCAGTTTCACTGAATCATTTTTATTTATACTAGTATTATACCATACTTTTTTTTGAATGTAAACCACTAATTTTATAAATAGTAATAGAAAATCAATGGAGAAAAACATGCGCAACTTTCTCGCGGTTGCTTTTTTTGTAATGATTGCCGTGACCCAGGCAAGCGCGCAAACTACTTCAAATGTTAATACAGATTCAAAGTCTAATTCAACTGTAAATACAGATGCTAATTCTAAGACTATTGTTATCTCGCCACCACCTTCGGCTATTAGTCCAAGTATTGGCTCGTCATCATCTGATCTCTGTTTATCTGGAGTCTCAGGTGCTGTTCAGACTCAGATCCTTGGTGTATCTACTGGGGAAATGGTCCGCGATGAAAATTGCGAAAGATTAAAAATATCTAAAACCCTATATGATATGGGTATGAAAGTGGCTGCGGTGTCAGTCCTTTGTCAGGATCGTAGAGTATTTGATGCAATGGAAATGGCAGGCACTCCTTGTCCATTCTTAGGTGAAATTGGTGACAAAGCAACTGACGGTTGGAAAGATAACCCAGGTCGCATACCACCAGCTGAAGTAGTGGAGACAAAGGATGACGTTCAAGAACGTAATGCAAAGATTGGCGCTGGTATCGGTGGCCTTGCTTTGCTCCTACTCTTACTCTAACGCGCAGGTTTCAACCGGCACTCCAATATGCTCGACAGATGGAACTACTAATCCTTTGAATAGTAGCGTTAATGGCACGTGTATTGATCCCGTAGATAACACTATTAAACCTATTGGCAATCAAGGCGACTTTGGAACAGGTGGTCATAGCACTGGTAATTCTCATAATCAGAAATATGTGTACTCCACACATGATGAGTACATTATGCACTTTTCATATACTCCTGACACTTGGATTTCTAACTTTGCTATTAATCAAGCTCTTGCAGGTGCAGGGTTTGATATTACAGGTTATGTAGCAGAATGGCAATGGAAAAATGAAAACACTAATACAGTAAACGGTGTTTGTAATGCACAAAAAGTAAATGGTGATTGTTTAGACGATTTGATAATTACAATTGACGCATATGCAAGTGGCGTTAATATCTATAGCGATGAATGGGATTACAGCCAGTCAAAATCAAATGGCTGGACGCTTGAAGAAGTTGTAAGCTTTACTCCACAAGCATTAATTCCGGGAACCCATATCGATGAAATAGAAGTTACCATATACGGTGTGGATAACGGGTTCTGGCAAGGTATGTATGGACCTAAGGTAATGAACTTTGGTGGTTCATTAATTCTTCAGCCTGATGGGTGTACACTAAATGGTGCTATTTCAGATCCTAGCTGTCCGGGATATGCTGCAGCATTGTTTAACCAACAGTGTACTGCTAACCCACTATTTGATCCTAGCTGTAAAGGATACTCAACTGCAAATCAAAATTTAATTTGCAATCAAAATCCTGCAAGTGATCCAAGCTGCCCAGACTATTATATCGCAAATTGTAATTTAGATGCTTTATACGATCCAGGATGTTCTGGATATGCAGACGCATACTTTGATGAACAGTGTTCTATGGATGCGCAATATAGCGATCAATGTATCGGATTTGTCGATTTGTCTATTGACGATGATGCAGTTGAAATATATGACCCAGTAGTAGAAAACGTTTTAGAACAAGAATATAGTGAACCTATTTACGCTGCAGATATTCCAACCTTTGAATTTGAATACGTAGAAGAAAACGTTCAAGAAGAACCAGATACTGCATCTTATGGTGACGAATTTGAAGTATTAGACGATGACATTGAAGCAGAAATTGCTGCTTTAGAAGCTGAAGGCGAAAACGGAGACGGTGAATTAAATTTAGAAGATGACATTGAAAACGAAATTACACAATTGGAAGAATCAACAAAGGAAGCAGATGCAGAAGATCCTCGTAATGGTGGTAGAGGAAAGAATATGGAGGATGACATTGAAGCAGAGCTCGCGCAATTGGAGAAAGAGTCGGATACCGAAGAAGGGAAGTCAGAGTCCACGAATGACGATGAATTACAAGTGTCCGATAATACTAATAGGCCCGACGGAGTGGTCAAACCCAGTGGAAAAAAAGACACACGGAAAGCCATACCTAACAAGACTACTTCAAGGCGGGACAAAATGCGGATGCTCATCGCACAAAAAGCAATAGAAACTACTAGGGAATTAGAAAACGCTATTAGTTTTGAGCAATCACTGGACATACAACGTAGACTACTTGCATTGATTAGTTATGTTCCAGATTTTAAGAATGAATATGGTAAAAAAGAAATCAATCAAGTTAACTTTTATCCACCAAAACCAGTAGTTGATCATGCATATGCCAGATGGTTCTTAAATGATCCTACCTTTGGTGCAATGGAAGATTCACAATACAATTTTAATTAGGAGCAAAACATGGCTGAAATAGAATACGGCGGAATCAAAGTAGGAGGCAGTAAGCTCCTATTAGTATTGCCACTTATTGGAACATTAGGCGGAGGTCTCTGGGGAGGCTTTGAGTTCTATAAAGATTATACGGATATGAAAGAACAAATCCAAAACTACGTAGCACCTGACTTATCAGAGTTTGATAAGAACCTTGCAGTACTACATGAAGAAATGAAAATAACAAGAGAAGAAGTTGTTATTATTCGTGATGCGATTGGTGAACAGGTAGACTTTATGCGAGATACTAAGCATGACTTACGAGGTGACTTAGTTCGTATGGAAAAAATCTTAGATAAGGTTGAGAATGATATCGATAAAGTAGAAGATGAAGCTCAAAATCTCATGGACAGAACTAAATCAGACGCAAGAGCTATGATCGAAGATGCTAACAATCGTTTCAACGATAAAGTATCTGGCATGGAAGGTTATGTCAAAAGAGAACTAAATTCACTTGAAGAAGATCTTAATAGAAAACTTCAAAAATCTTTAGATAACCCACTCGCCAATAGGTAAAGACAATGGTAGAAAAAAAATTAGAACCAGGATCTAAATATAACCATCTAGATAAAGATGGTGATGGTATTGTAACTGATGAGGAAATGATGATGGAAGCAAAAATGATTGAGCTAGAAGATAAACGAAGTGATATGGAAAATGAAGATAAAAAGCAAGACGCACAAAGAAACATGGCGTGGTTTGCTTTATGGGGAATGCTACTATATCCTATAGTTGTTGTTTCTGCAACATTGGCTGGTTTAGACAAAGCAGCCTCTATCTTAGGTGATATGGCTGCTGTCTATTTCGTATCAGTTGCTGCTATCGTGGCAGCATTCTATGGTAAAGAAGCTATAGAAAAAAGAAGTAAACCTGCTCCTCCTAAAAAGTTTTAGGAAGTAGATCTATCATGCATAGCTAATGCAATAATTCCATAATGAACAACTTTAAGAAGGTCTGCTCGGTTTAGACCTTCTTTTTTTCCATATCGCTGAGAGTACTTAAGTACATTACCTAAAGCGAATCCCATACCATGACCACAGTCTTCAATGATCTGTGTAGCTTGATACTTGCCTTGTGAGTAATGAGCATCGTATGTTCCGTCAATATAAGTCTTAATTTCTTTTAGAAGATCACCTTCATTAAAAGCGTATTCAGGATCTGGACCTACGAGATTAATAATATAGTCTTGATCAGTCGCAAACTCTTCAGTTGATGAATCAAAGTTAAATTTGATTTGACGATATTCGTCTTCCACCGCAGCGCCAGTGTATTTAATTGTCATTCGTGTACTCCATAATATTAGGGAAAATTTTACTAATTGCTTCTGCGCAAGCTATAGCTAATTCAATGTGTTCCTTTTGAGTTCCATTAGCAGAACGCAAATCAATGTAATGAATCCAGCTTCGCAGAGTTCCATTAACATACATGCGAGACATGGTACAACCTTCTGGTAATACCGCTCTTGCTTGTTCTTTTGCAATGCCATTATCAATTGCCCATTTATAAACTTCAAGAGATTTACTAATAACCTCCTGCTGATGAATATCCCACTGGTCTTGGATATGTAACGGTGCTGCATCAATCGAGTTCTGACGATTCTTTGGATCTTGCAATCGAGCTCCACGTTTAACAAATAAAAGATCCTGTGTAGGATCAGCATATCGCTGGCTAAACTCTTGGAATGAAAATGAACGGTGACGTAAGAGTTGACGACCAATATCTCGTGTAGTTTCAATCTCTAGGCAAGCAGACACCATTTCGAAAGGCGACCAATGTTTGTGTTGTGCAAGATAATGTAGCAATTTTGTCGACGTTTCCTCGTTAATTTGGTTTGAGGGATTCGAGACACGGGCGCAATAAGCGATAAGTTCTTGGACATCGTTACCGACATGTAAATTCTCCGTTGTTTGCGAGTAGCTAATTAATCTAGCGTTCATAGTGAGACCTTTTATAATATTCATCTAAGTTTTCTATTTTATTGTAATGATCAAGTGCTTTTTCGAAAATTAGCCTTTGACCTTTTTTATCCGGATGAGGATCAAATAAATCAGGATGATGTTTAGTTTTTGTTGTAACCATTATGTTTTCATGGTATCCTAAAACATTCACATTTTTTCTAAAGCCATTTTTAATATCATCTTTATAAAACTCGTGAAGTTTATTTGGTGTAAGTCTACGAGGTACATACGAAAACATACCATTAAAGTCATACGTTGTAGAACATAATATATTTTTATTTATGTATTTAATATTAGATTTTTTTTCTACATATGGTTTTAAGAATTGATTTGAAAATCTTTTGCCAATATAGTTATATCTAAAATATCCATTAAACTCTGGCACTAGCTGCATAATAATTAATTTAATATTTCGTCTATCACAAACATCGTGTAAAGCTAAAATGTAAGATACAGTTTCATCAATAAAATATGGAATATTGTAATGGTCAATATAAGAATATCCTGCTAAGTCATCTATTTTCAATTCTTCAATATTTTTCCCTACTTCAGCAAGATACCTGCCATCAAAATTATCTGGTAATTGATGGTGAGTTGCTACGTTCATAAATTTAAGAGTTTTGCCGGCAGTATTACTGATACTGTCTTCTCTCATATATTTCTTTTTAACAAACTCAAATCTATCCCACCCAGTTAATCCTAAAACAACAGTGTCAATTTCAGGATTTTTCTGTAACTCAGACATAGTAATTCTAAAAATATACTTATTACCTACACCTTCCATACCTTTATTGATGAGAGGTTTATTTAATTCTTTTGACAAGTGTTCTGGCCAAGGAACATCTCCTTCGTACCTTTTACACGTAAAACTGCAGCCAACTGCTAACAACATTAGTCATCATCCGATTCATAAATAAAATCATGAACTTTGTTTTTATTTCTAAAAATATACCACCGGGTTTTAATAGTTAGCCACAATTTTTTGATCACAGCTTAAACCCTTGAAATTTTTCTGCACTAACACGTTCAGCAGTAGCAGATTTATCAAACACCGGTGTATCGTCCATTAGTGTTTGCTCACCTTCTTCAACATCATACAATCTCATTTTAGCTCGATCTACTCCAATTACAAACCGCTTGTATTTTGTTGGATCATTATATCTATTCTTAAGCTGTTTGACCATGAGTTGACCTTGTTGCTCCAACTCTTCAGTTGAAATAATAGCAAACATTAGATCGGCCGTTGCGGGTAATCCAAAAGACTCACTTGTATCTTCAAGCCCAACATCCGAGTTACTAAAACCAGAACGAGTCGTTTGCGTTGCAGAGAAGACCGGTACGTTGAACTCGACCGCAAGGCCACGTAACTCTTCAGCAACTGCTTTAATGTAGGTGTATGAATTGATCGATCCTCCCATGCCTTTCATTCTAGAACTTGAACAAATATTTAGATAATCAATAAAGATAATATCAGGTTCAAATGCACGCTTTAGCTTAAGCTCATTTAATAGCGCGCGGAAATGGCCAGCATGAGCTGAGCCAGTAGGATATTCTTTAACAATTAACTTACCATTTGTTTTAGTTGATAGGTCTGCCACTTTAGTAGAAAACTGATCCTTAGTCATTTTATCTAGCTGATCAATTGGAACGTTAAGTAAATTAGCATCAATACGTTCAGCAATTCTTTCTTCAGCCATTTCCATCGTAATATAAAGAACATTACGACCTTCTACCAAAGCGCCACTAGCAACATGACACATGAATAAAGACTTGCCAACACCAGTACCTGCAAGGGCAATGTTAAGTGTTTTATTTGGTACACCACCTTTTGTAATTTTATTGAGATATTCGAGATCAAACGGTATGCGATCTTCTTCTTTGTTATAAAATTCCCAACGTTCTTCAGCTTGTTCAACATAGTCGTGACCTACATTTGTATCAAAGGCAACACCAAGTGCTTTAGTAAGTAAATCTGGTAATGATCCTTTTGTTAATGATTCGTGTTTTCCATCGATGATAGAAATTGATTCCATGATTGCTATATGCAATGCACGATCTTGACACCATTTTTCTGTTGAATCAATTAGCCATGTTTCATCAACTGTGTCACCATCAAACAAGGTTTGAGCAACATCCATAGCCATGGAATATTGCTCACCTTGAATGTCTGACTCAGTAATTTCAACTAAGAAACTTTCTCGTGTTGGAAGCTTATTATACTTTGCAACATACTTTCCAGCTTCTTTGAACAGATTTCTATACGGCCCCTCAAAATAATCAGGTTTAACGAAAGGCAATACTTTACGCATATACTTTTCATCGGTCAATAGGTTTCGTAATATGGTCTGTTCTATTTTCAATCGAGTAATCCTTTTGCTCGTAAATCTGCACGAATTTTAGTAGCAGAAATGTTATGAATTTCATTGCCAAGATCATGTTCAGTAAAGGTGTAACCAACTCCACGTCCATAACTAATATCAACAATGTTTGGTACTACCATTATAACATAATCGTCACCACAAGTAAACCCCTCTTCTCCAAGATTTTTTACAATATTATCTTGAACTTGAAGAATATCAAAAGGATTATCATCTTGCCCAGGCACACGAGAATTAGCTTCACGTTTTTCTGGTACTTGCCTAATCATAATACAAACTTGGCCAGTTATAGCAAAACATCTTTTGAATAATTCTGTATGACCAGCGTGCCAAGGTTGCCATCTACCAAGCATTTGTACTGTAGGATTTAATTTATCAAATCTACCATTTGAGTTAACATATTCTGACATATTCTACTCCTTATTTTTAAGAAAGTTAGGAACAAAATCGCTATCACCAAATACTTGTGCTAAGCCACTATCGTTGTACTGAGGAATTTCAATATTCTTTGCAAACTCTTCTATTTCTTTATCAGACATATAAGAAGTTACTTCATAATAAGCTCCTGCTTCAGTACCATTTGGTTTTTCAAACATTTTATTTGTGTCGTCATACCTACCTTCATCAAGAGTGTTTACCCAGATTAAAACATCAGCATCAAAAATATTACGTGTTTCTACTAAGGGGCAAACAAAGTCACATATAACTGTACGTTCTTCTCCGTCTTCAAAGTCTGCAATGTTACGCATTCTTTCTGCTTGGCGCAGTCTTGCTTGAGGACTAAAGTCCCAATCGTTAGCCATACCTCTAACTTTATCTGCGTTATACCACGCACATTCGGGTAAAGCTTTTTGCAGTCTTTCGCTTAGCCAAGTTTTACCAGCACCCGGCAAGCCCATTACTAGAATTTTCATTTTCTCTCCGTTAAAATTACTTCGTCTTTTGTTAAAGCGTTTTCCAAAATATCATGTAGAATAGATCCACACTCATCTTGAAAAGGAACGTAGTCAGGAGTTAAATCTTTATCCGGACTACTTGCGATTGTAAAGTTAAAGTGCAATGCACCTTCTTTACCATCAACAGAAATGTTGCCATATCTAACAACTGTTTCTGAAAATTCTCCAGTTAGAATACGAATATCCCATGCTTGTTCTGCATCCGGTAATTCAGATGCAGGAATGATTTCGTAGTCAAGGCCTTCTGATTTTTTATCTAAATTAATCATTTGCTTCTTCTACAATTTCATCCATAGAAACAATTGATTCTGAACCAATTGCATATTGTTTATTTACAAAATCTTTGAAGTCAGTTTCTTCTAAAATTGGTTTCCAAAATTCTGCTTTTAGAGTATCTTTTTCTCTGACCTTGGCATCCATAAGCTCGCCAGTGCTACGGTCAACGTGACAGTACCAACCATTAGAAGGCTTAGCAACATAGTTACCAGCAAGACCAACGGCGAGCAAACCACTATAAGGCTCAACCCCACCTTCCCAAGAAACTGAGATAGGAATTTTTGATTTTTCTTTAACATAACGGCTTTTCTCCACATTAATTACGAAGTGATAGCCTTTAATTTCTGTACCTACTTTATTTTGTTGGCGACCAAGAATCCAAATATTATCGGCTGAATAATATATGCCAGTACCACCAGAAACAATTGCTTTAGGGAACAAACCAATTTCTTGATATGTATGATTAACGGCTAGCAATGGAATATTTTTCATATTAAGATATGGTGTACACATACGAAACAAACCTTTAAGGGCTTTAGCACGTGTCATATCTGCTACTGATTTTTCATTTAGTGCATCTTCCATTTCTTTTTTAGATGCTAGGTTACCAATTGAATCAATAACAACAATAACCTTATCGCTTCTGTCAATATTTTCGAGCTGATGTATTAAATCAAACTTCAGTTCTTCCACATTTGTAATTGGAGTATGTAGTACACGATTGGTATCAATACCAAATTGAGTAAAGTAACTCTGAGGACTACCAAACTCAGAATCATAAAAAAGCATAACAGCATCTTTATGTTGCTTTAGATATGCTCCAGCCATAAGCAAAGCAAATGACGTTTTGAAATGTTTAGATGGACCGGCAAGTACAGTAAGTCCTGGAGCTAAACCTCCATCAATAGAACCAGACAAAGCAACGTTAACCATAGGTACGTCTGTTGGTGTCATATCTTTTTCAGTAAAAAATTTAGATTCAGCCAAAATTTCTGTATGACCAAGTCGTGAGTTTTTCTTAAGCTTGTCCATTACTGACATGCATATCTCCTATTAATCGATTGTAAGTATTATTATACCATAGTTTTGCTGGTATGTACACCATTAAATTTATTTTCTAACATACGCATCTATGCCATAAGCCATTACAATATTACTATTATGGCGTTCCATATAGTCCACCTGGTCCATTGTAATCTCGCCTTTGTCTAGCTTTGCTTTAATACCTTTATCCAAATATCGATGCCACTTCATTGGTACGATATTAATGTTATGAATCATTGCTAGTGGTGTATTTCCTTGATTAAGTCTTGACATTTCTATACAGGTATCTCTATGAAACATGTTAAATGTTTCTGCCATAATAGGTAACTTATGAGAAGGGTCTTCCCAATAATGATCATGTCTTACATGTGGTATTTCTATTTTAACAAAGCATCCATCTTTACCACACCTATATATTTCTTTCATACATTCAATAAATTGTTCGTAATCAAGATGTTCTAAAATATGATAAGCATGAATTTCATCAAAGTAATCATCAGGGAAATCCCATTGCTGTGAAATGTCCATAACCTTATCAGGGTTACACGTAGAAGTGATGTCTACGTTTATCATTCCTTTGATTTTTTGAGTGCTACACCCTAAATTAATTTTAACTAATTCAGGTGGTTTATCATTTAGCCACATTTCATGCCTCCATTCTGCCATACTACATAAAGACTTCTAATGTGTTAGGCTCAGATTCATACCAAAAGGTTTGTGATTTATTGTCTTGAATTGCAAAGTTAGATCCAACCAATTCAATATCATCTTCAACAAATCTTTTAACGTTTGCAGCCATGTCAGATGCTGTTGTAACTGGAACATTCTGACAAATCATATTTAGATTTTTTACTCCGCCAACCAATTGAAAGTCTTTAGGCATTTTCATAATATCTAAACATTCTCTAATTGACAAATATCTATCAGCATCTGGGTGTGTAAGCATAATAGGCATATGACCTACAAAGGCTCCAATGTAATCCTTTGGGATTTCAGTAGTCTTACGCATAATGTTACCACCTGCTTTTAACTTATCTCCCATACGAATACATTTTTGAGAATGACTTTCGTATCCTTCTTTTATCATCCACTTAGACATATCATAATAGTTACCACCGTTATCTTCAAAGTAATGAAGAACATTAGTAGTTTTTTCTATTCTTTTAGCAAATTCTATATGATCAATTCCACCTAACATTTCTTTTAAGATGAATTGATAAAAAGGATTGTCTGAAGGCTTTTCCTTTTGCACAATGATTTTAGACATAGGATCTTCATCATTTCTTGCAGAAGATCTAATTTGGTCTTCAATCTTCATATGTGGTCTTTTATAAAATTCGAATTTAGGTACAGCCTTTCCTTTCCAAAAGAAAAAGAATGCTCTATCACGAATTTGACTTAATCCATGAAGCAACGATTTTGTTTTATACAAACTAAACGTGTATCCATTGTCTTTGGCGAGTTGTCTTAATTGTTTTACAACAGGCTCACCCATTTTAGATGCAAGTCTTGGTGCATTCTCACCCCACAATACTTTAGGTTGTACATTTTCAAGAACGTATTGAGAAGATTTAATCATCCAGTCGTTATGTTCGTGATCAGAGCGTGAACTAACACTAAGACTAGACAAACCTGCGCAAGGACAAACAGAATTGACCACGTCCACTTTAGAAGCGGTATGAGATACTTCATCAAGTTTATAGTAAGGAATACGATTCCCATAATGATTAAGAAGTTGGCTATCATTTGCTTCAAATCCCGAGTATGATAAAACGTATTCGGGTTCATTACCAAACACGTTTTCCATAGCAAAAGTTTCACCGCCTATGAGCGGAACAATACTTGCATAACTAGTCATAATTTACATTCTGTTCTTTCTCTCTAGAATCCTTTTCATACGTTGACCTAATTTTATTATTGGCTGTAATAACGTCTTTAAGGATAGAGAATTCTGGATCAAAGTATGATAAAGCTTTTGTATCTTTAGGGAAACAAGCACCACCAAAACCGCGCTTCCCATCAAAGCCAGGTACAATAGTGTGGCTATGACCAATCCTAGGATCATTGGCAATAGCAGAAATAATCCGGTTATAATTTCCATGGCCGTTAACAGTATCGTAAAACTGATTGAACCAGAGGACTTTTGTAGCGAGGAAACTGTTGATTCCATATTTGATAAGGCTTGCTTCAGCAATTGACACATGGAAGACAGGACATGGACGGCAAAGCGAACAGGTTTCGAAAAGCTCTTCGATGAATCTACAAGTGCCTGGGTCACCACCGAATACGTGCATTTTAGGATTAATAAAGTCTTCATTTGCATTTTTTTCAGTAAGGAATTCAGGGTTATAAACAATTCTATCTCTAGCTAAATTTGCTAGCTCCATCATAATATCAGGAGTCACTGTAGATTTAACTACAACAAAACCTTTTGTCTTATCTATTAGTTCTTTAACTACCTTTGTAACAATACTTGCATCGATTTTTCCGTCATCTGACATTGGTGTAGGTACTGCAACAAAAGTAACATCAGGATCAAATTTTGTTAAGTCGTCTATAGTTGTATCAATATTAGGATCTACAATAAACTTCTTTACATCACGTTGACTAAAGCCATAGTCAACAGCTTTACCTACAAAGCCGTGACCAACAATGCCAATCAAAGGAGTTCTAGTATGATTAAACATTAATTGACTCCATAATATTTTTTGTACCATGTAATAAATTGACTTACACCTTCTTTAATAGAAGTAGTAGGTTTATATCCAAGTTTTTGAATTTTAGTTGTATCTGACCAAGTTTCAGGAGTATCGGCAGGATGCGCTGGTGTAAGATTTCTTTCAGCTTTACGTCCAAGATTTTTTTCAATCTCATCTACAAACTCAACCAATTCTACTTGCTCACCATAACCAATACAGAAAACTTCATGGTCAACTTCTTGATTATCATTAAGAATATTTTCAGCTACAATCTTAACGCCTTGTACAATATCATCAACGTAAGTAAAGTCTCGTTTCATATCACCATAGTTGTATAGATCAATAGGCGTACCTGCTACAATACCATCAGCAAACTTAAACAGTGCCATATCTGGTCGACCATAAGGACCATAGACAGTAAAGAAGCGAAGACCAGCAGATTTTACAACAGTGCTGTGTGCAAACTGACATTCGTTTACATACTTAGACCAACCATACGGATTGTTTTGTAGGGCTGGACGATCATCTTCATTCCACGGCAAAGGCTGGCCATGCATGACACATGAGCTTGATGCGTATACAATCGGAACTTTATTTCTTTCAGCGCCTTCAATAAGACGTTGTGTACCTGAAATATTAGTATCAATATATGGCTGTGGTTCTGCCATTGCATGTCGTGGATTTGCATATGCTGCAAGGTGAATCACTAAGTCTACATTTTTTAAGATACTATGAAAATTTACATTTTCAATATTACCAACAATTATATTTTCTGGATCTAATCCATTAGCAATAAGTAAAGCTTCTCTATCATGCTTAAGCTTTGGATCGTAGTAATTGTTAAAGTTGTCAATACCGCTAACGTGATAACCTGCATCCATTAACTTTTTTGCTGTGTGGTATCCAATCATTCCGGCAATACCGGTTATAAAAATCTTTTTAGGTTTCATACGAAAAACTCCTCTAGTCCCTGTGATTGATTGTCTGGTGTTTTGTCAATTTTATTGAATATATCAGGGAATGACACATCCGGTCCATTGTGCGATGCATAATATTCATAAGCCATTTCACGCCATTCGTCACGCATTACATTATCTTTTCTAAGCTTATTTATGATTTCAATAGTTTCTGTCCAATCGCTACCTACTTCGCCTGCCCATATCGTACCAGTGTTTTTATCTGCAGTAAGCCTATTGCCAGTTTGCAAGTGTGTACAATGATCACCAAAAGCTTTTCTAAAAATTGGAACTACACCAACAGCAGCAATTTCTAAGTGAGTAAATTCAATAAAGTTTTGAATGTATTCAGGTTGAAGAGTTGTCAACTGAAAACCAAAGCCACAGCGTGACATACGTTCTAGCATTTCAGCATGTTTGAATGCACCGAAAACATAAGCTTTTCCACCGGGTGATGTTTGAACATCAAAGTCTTCTGCCATTTCGTGGAATTCAAATTTTTCGCGGATATCAACAAACTGAATTGATTTTTCCATTCCTTCTAATGTATACAAAGGATCAGGCAAACTTTTCTGCAAGTCGAACATAACATCGAAACCTTTCCAGTATGCAGACCTGCCAATCCATTTCAAGTGATTAGGATCTTGATCTTCAATAGGTTTCCAATATTGTTTACGAATGCTTTCTACATTAACACCATTACAAAAGCTATATGAACTAGCTTTAGCACCAAGATTTCTACAGTAATCCATAAAAGGACTTTTAGTAGAATATGATAGAATAACGTTTGCAGATTTGATAACGTCATCAAGTAAAGCATTACGCTTGATTGACATCATTTTGTGATCGTGTTGAATCATAACTTTTTTAGTCGTGATTCCATTAATCAACTTACCAAAGTTTTCAATACAATCATCAGGGTGACCTTTAGAAGGTAGTGAACCAATAAGTACTACATCAGCATTATTGCAATCTTCAACAATTAATTCAGTGCCGCAGATCGTATCACCACGAGCAGGTTTATTACCCCACTTCCACTGTTTAATATTTTCATCTAAATAATGAGATGCGGCACGTGTCCACTTTTTATCACTAGGTGCATAGACTGTATAATCCCACCCTTGTTTTAGTGCCCAGTCTTTTAGTTCGAGTGTAAATCGAGTTACGCCGCAGCCTTCAATGCCGCGGCCTAAAATATGTACAACTTTCATACTTTTCACCTGTCTTTATTATAATAGTTATTATATCATATATATGAGGGTTTGTACACCAAAAAATTAATCTTTTTTCGGTTTAAGCTTAACAACGTTATCGTTAGATGGTCCGTCATCCAAATCAACAAATTCATATACTATACCTGCTTCGTCAAACATTTCAAATGTTAAGCTTGCAGAGTTTTTCCAATCATCTGGAATAACCTGATCAACCATTACTACTCGTTCAATGCCTACTTGGATAATACCCTTAGCACAATCGCTACAAACAGGTAAACCATATACGTATAGTGTTGAACCAGCAAGAGATACACCATTCCATGATGAATTATATATGACATTCATTTCTGCATGAACTACATATTTGTACTTTGTTGGTCTATCATTATATCTTTCAGGAAAATCTTCAATGTCTCGTGGAAAGCCGTTATATCCTTGAGATAAAACTTCACCGTTATGACCAACAGCTACTGCACCAATTTTTCTTGAAGGATCTTTAGACCATGAAGCAATATGCTTAGCCAATTCAAGATAACGTTTATCCCACTTATCATACATTACGATTTACCACCTGATGTTTTACGTTTAATATCATTGTGATTGAATTCAGCCCAATACAATTCAAAAGCAACGCCGTCTTCAATTCCAACAAATTGGTGATAGAGACCAGGCTTTACTTTTGTAAAATCGCCAGGATACAAAATAGTTTCATCAACTAATCCTTGATCTGCTTGCCATACTCTAATCAGCATAGTGCCTGACTCTACATAAAAGCCATTCCACTTAAATTCATGCTTATGTTCTGAACATTGCATTCCTGCTTTATATTCAATTCGATGGAACTCACATGCACCGTTTGCTTCAACTAATTCTGTTTGACCCCAAACTTTTCCTGCAATCATGACTTTACCAATTCAAAATGTTTTTCATAAACATGCAAGTTTTGTACTTGCCATGTTATACTACCAACTTTCATATCTTTACGATAGTCTGCGTCAGCAGCACTCATCATGTATTCATAGTTGTATGCTCGAGTTAATTCTTCTAAAACATACTGCTGCCAAGCATAGTCATTCTTGTATCCGAACACAACATCGTTTGAGCGCATTTGGACCACAGCGTGGATTGAGCCATCGCGTAAATAATAAGTGACAGCATTAGTACATATAAAATCATTTTTATCATGTGCATTAAACTCTGACCAAATTGAAGGGCGATTATAAATCATAGAAGCACGACGGCTATCCATATTATATAGCAATTCATTTAGAGCATTATCGAATTGACGATAATATGTGTCACTAAAAATTAGTTGACCATAGTTACTATTAATTTCACCATGCGAGTTTGCTGCGTACTGCCATGCTTTAGGTGGCTCATCACCATAAGGAATGTCATTAATGTTTGTTGAGCAACCAATGTACCAATCGATTTCTGCATCAATATAGTCTTGATTAGGCGTGCCGAAAATAGCAGGCTCATCTGCAACAAAGCAAGCGCCAAGCATTTCAATAGTTTTTTGACCGGTTCGATCTACAGTAAACCTTTCACCTTTAAGTGCGTCTATAAAAAACTCACGAATATCACTTACGCTTTGCATTACTTACTCTCCTTCTTAGACCACTAGTTGAAAATCTGTGGTCACGCTTATTAAAATACAATTCAATATCTCGATGTTTACAAATATCTCTACCTGTAAAATCTTTATCTCGGTATTCTTCACCAAGAATTCTTACATGGATAGTTTTCATTTGTAGAATATCTTCTAAGTCAGCTTCGTAGTAATAAGGTATGATTTCATCTACATATCTTACTGCAGCTAGCTGCGTGTGTCTTTCTACAATTGATTGGATAGGCGTGTTTTTAGTGTCACGATCTGCGGTTGGATCTATTTGCAAGGCGCAAATAAGATAATCACATTTAGACTTTGCTTCACGTAGCATTTCAATATGGCCAGCGTGAAGTAAATCAAACGTTGATGCTGTAAGGCCTATCTTCATTTCTTTGGCCTATTAAACATATCGTTATTAGGATCCTGTCCATCCATTTCACCACGCATATATGATACAGCAAAAGACGCATAATTAATAAGATCCATAAACGTATCTTCAAGAGATTCGTGATTAGGTTCTTGACCAGACTCAAGTAAAGAAGCAGCACGCATCATTTTACCATGCATGATATCGTAGATAGTATCTACACCTCGACGATAGTGCATAGCTTGCACTACGTTAGATTTAGCAGACTGATAGTCTTGGCCTTTTTTAATTTGTAATGCAATACATTCTTGCAAAACTTTTACAGACTGGCGCTCATTGCTCATTACTTGAACTCCATACACTATTTAGATCGCTTTGAATTTCATCAAAAGCATATAGCGCAGAATTATATTGAAACGTATGTTTACCAAACTGCACTTCAGCTTTATCAACAAATACATTTCTACTTTCATTAAAGTTTTCTTCAGCGAAAACCTGACCTTCATAAAAGGCTTGACCTGTTTTTGACATTATATATTACTCCTTAAACACATTGCTGATCCAGCTATTATACCACAAAGTCCAACAGAAGTAAACACTAATAATTCAGAAAGTGACAAAGCGTTTTCCATACAATCGCCGTCACAATCAGAACCTGCTGCACCAATTACTAAAAAGAAACCTACAAAAATAAGAGCACTTCCAATTACATTTTTCATTATTTACACTCCTCAACTGTTACTTTATACTGCTTACCATTCCAGTCAGTTAAAGTAAGAAACTTTGAAGTTGATTGCATATAACCTTCTTTAGCTAAATCAAAATCAACAACACCTGAAGTAATATTACCATCAGTAACTTTGGCAATATTATCTTTAATTGCATAAGCAATCATATCACAATAAGCTAAATTCATTATACGATACTCCAACCAAAGTTTTCTACCAAGAAGTCATTACCTTTATCTTCAGCAATGGCTACACAGATGGCTTCACGAACGATTGTATCACGGCTGCTAAGATATTTAGCGGCAGTTGGCATATTAGCACCATTGCTTTCAGTGATGAAGTTATATACAACTTCTGCATCGTTTGCATCTGCAAGGTACATATCAGCCATATCTTCGGCAATTGCCCAATCTGATTTAGCTTGGTTTTTATAAGATTTGATTAGTGATTTTAAGTTTTTCATTTTTCTTTTCCTTTTCCATTTTATAGATCTATTATACACCATTTCTTATCAAAAGTAAAGGAAAAAGTGCATTTTTATATTCAACAAAAACAAAGGCTTATGATTTTTTTGTAAATTTTTTTCCATTCCACTGGTATATTCCTTCATGAATATACTCTTTAGACTTCTTATTATTGATAAAAATATAGACAATATCAGGGTATTTACGCCATGTTTCAAGTTTAGCTGCTTGACATCTAGCTAATACATAAGGAACGTTTCCAAGGTGTTCAGTACATTTAACTTCTATTAGATCACCTTGTGGATCTATCAGATCTTTGTATGGACGCTCATCATCCATCCATCCAGTTTCAATCAGGTATTGTTCTGCAGCATGACCGTATAAGGTTACTTCATATATTTCATTAAGGGTTCTACCTCGAGCAGTAGAAGGTTTTCTATGAATTTGTTTTGCTTCATTCATAGCCCTTTCACTCCATTCATGTTTGTCTTGTATATCATCAATGCTAAAGCTCATATCCATATTAAATATTTCTGTACACGTATTCGATTGCACGATCTGCCTCCTTATCAAGTGGACGATTTTCATACCAATTACCTGTGTCAGTATCAAACTGTCGACATAGTTGAGATACTTCAGCTGCAGTAATTGGATATTTTTTAGTTACGGCGTTGCTTGCTGTTGCTACCATAATCTGATACATTTTGTGATACCAACCTGTACCACTAATAGTTCTATACTCATTAGCAAGCTTTTTAGGAAAGAAGGGACAATCGTGATATGATGTCCAATTGACATTAGTGTTATCCATTTGAGATTTACGATAAGATGTAATCGCTTGTCTCATTTCTTCTGGCATTCTATCAAGAAATGAATTACCAGTTGATTTTATAGGCATTGGATGTTTTCTAATTAATTCG